AGTTTCTCCATTTACTACAAAATCCACATGACCTATATCTTGGACTTTCCCCGTTTTTTTTATAGTTAAGCCAGCAGAAAGGCACGAATGATGATATCTCTCCGTTGATTCATCTAGAAGTTTTTGTGTATGGGCTACATGAGTGGAACCCGATAAACCTTTAGCCTTGTCTGAAATCATGAGAGTATATTACCTCAACAATACATTTGTTCAAGCAAAATATAGAACAAAAACCCCCACCCTACAGGATGGAGGTGTCTAGAGTTTTAATCCTAAGATTAATCTGTAGACTTACTTCTGCTTGGCTTTCCCAATATTTAAAGCTGCCCAATCAATTAATTTATAAAATTTGGACAGAAAAGTCCCCTCTTTCGGGGTAGGGGTTGCGGCGGCGATAGCAGAAGCAAAAGCAATTGCGGCTGTCACAACTCCAAACCAAGGGTTATCCTGAACTAGTTGTAGAATAGTATCCATGTCCTTATTTACACCTAATCAGGCAGAACGTGGCCTGAGTTTCTTACTTTTTGCCAAAAATTATTGTCTGACCATTCCTGCTGAATCCTGTCCTTATTCGCATTTTGCCATCTCTTATGAGCATCTTTTAAAGCCATATTAGCTTTTTGTTTGCCTACCCATTTACCCACTGCTGTTTCAGAATTTCTGTCAATTTTATATATTTTAAAGAACTCTCTAAAAATTTTGAGATGCTCTGGTTCTATATCAGACAGTGTTTTGTATTTTTCTTTTGGCGACCAGTCTGGAACTGCTATCAGTTTATTATCAATCTTTCCTCCATCTACAAACCCAAGAACTCCTAATACCCTACAAGAAACTAGAACACCCCTATCAATAGGATCATGGTTAAATACCAATACATCTAAGGGATCATCGTCAAGTGCAATAGTCTGTGGAATAAAACCATAATTAATAGGATATTGTAGAGATGACACCAAACACCTATCTAATTTAAATATATTTAAATTCTCATCATACTCGTATTTTGTATTGGTTCCCTTAGGAATCTCGATAATACAATTTATATGATCGTAATCATCTGTGGTAGTTGGGATATCATTTACTAAATTCATTTAAATCTGTTTGGTATGCGTTGTAATCTCCAATTGTTCAAGTTCAGGCCAATTGCATCTACCATTGACTAATTCTTCTTTTGTTTTTGTTAGATAAGGTTTTCTGAAACTTAAGTCATCGGCCATTATGCTATTAATGTAAGCTTTTCTCACCTTGTCTTCGCTATCAGAGTTGAGGTTCACATTATAAAAGTAATTTGGTTTCTTTAAAAAATGAGCATGTTCCTTTCCGCTCATTTCAACCATGGGGATAAATAAAATTACGTCTTCAGGATATCGGAATAATATCCCCATTCGATTGCATAAATCCTCGTATTTTACATTTTTTAACAGGAAGAACTTATGAGATCTTAAATGGGATAAACAAAATCCTTGATCTCTAAGAGACTTACTCCAATCAACTTCGTTATAAAAATCCTCGTTGAATAATGAGTTGGATTGAAAGCCCCCATACGTTATCCAAGTATCTTCCTGATACACCTTCGCTAAATCACTTAAGACACTCTCATGGATTAAGTAGTCATCCCCATCAAGAGTGATTATTACATCTTCATCCTTGGGGTCTGCGTGTTTGACAAAATTAATTGTTTTATTAAATACTGCTCCTAGATTGTATTTATTTTCTATAACGCGAATCCTTCTGTCTTGAGCTTCAAACCTCTTTGCTATTTTAGCGGAATCATCTTGACTTGCATCGTCAATAATATACATGCTCCACTCTTTGTAATTTTGAAAAAGAACACTCTTAATGCATCTTTCTATGAACTCCTCACAGTTAAAACATGTAGTGACAAATACAAACATTGTTCATCTTTTTTTACCTTGCCCCCTATATTTCTTCTTATAGAGCTTACTTTGTTTGTGATTAGAGGTTTTGCTTTTGGCGTGAACTCCCTTATTCCTCTTTTGTTTTTTAAGGGAATACGCTGATGTTATTTTCTTAGCCATATTAAAGTAAAACGTAGGTTGGAGCGATCTCCTCGATTTCTTCACAGACGCTTTCAATTTCGCGCCTGTTCATTTTTTCAGTAAACTGCTTTAGCTTGCTTACTTCCCAACAAAACCTCTGGTATTCGTGACTTTGGGTTATTTTTTGCTTGGTCTTGCAATCGTAAATAAAACCATCCAAGACTTCATATCTTGTGGGGTCAATACATTTTTCGATTGGGTCAAACACAGAATGACCTACAACATAATTAAAGATGTCGTGACGACTAACCTTGATGTTAACTTTCTCCATCTCCCTATTATAATAGGAAGGTAAAGTTAATCTACAGAATTCTTATTCTACTGCGAATTTTTGAAACGTGACGTTTCTTTTCAAGCACTGATCCACCCTCCCTGCTTCCAGCACCATTAGTATTACCTTCAATAGTAACTACATAACCGCTTGAATCTACGTCTTTTACCGCAATTCCAATATGAGAAAAAGTAAACACCACAATATCACCAGCTTTAATATCTTCGTTTGTGGGCTTACGCAATTCTACACCCCTATTTGACTCTTGTTTAGCCCAGTTTTCAAAATCCCATGCACCTGCGGTTCTGGGGCGTTTAAACGATACGTCCTCTCCTTCTATAGCCTCCCTGATTAACCAACAAATAAAGGCAGCACACCATGGCCAACCTTTGTCTGCATCTAACCATGTAGCCGCTTTGTATTCATCCACTCTTGGCCCACAATTACTACCATCCACTTCAGACACTCCTATTTCTTCCCTTGCTAGTGAAACCATTTTTTCAGGGACG